TACTAGATCAAAGTGTTGATGTGTCTAATGGTGTGTTAACTGTTAACTGAACCATAGGAATTAGGTCTGCATCATAAGTTGCAGTCCAGTTGTCCTTGTTACCAAGAACACTATTGGTTGGGTTGTCAGCAGCATTACCCCACTTAGTACCCATAACGTGATACGCAGTGTGATAGTCAACAGAAAGTACATCTTGCTTCGAGAGCACATTTCTGTCAGCCTCAATTCGGAGATCTTGCTGAACACCTTCCATAATTGTTCCAGACTTAACCAAGTAGCAGTAGTACTCCTTGATATGACCAGAAGATCCAGGTTGAACAGCGTTCACCTGAGAATCCATAATGACGTTCATGCCAGCAAATTGACCAATGCTTCTAGCATTAACGCCAACTCCACCACCACCCCAAGTAACAGCTCCACCAGAAGTTAGTGCAGAAGTTGAGAAGGTTAATAGTCCTACCTGATAAAGATAGAAACCAACATTTGGGTGAACAATAAGAGTATCTAGCTCATCACCACGCTCTCCAAGTAAAGCTCTAGCTGTTGCTACGTTTGCAGCAGTCAGATAGTTAGCTTCAGCAGCACCAGAACTAGCGGCTTTAGCTAGATCAGAAGCATTAGTACTAAGAGCTGTACCAAACAAACCATGCAATTGATAGAACAATCTTTGGCTATTTAGTTTGTTGATTGCATCTGCAAGTTGATTGCGGATTGCATTCATTGGATCTTCACCAGCAGCCAATGTTGCAATGTCGTCCACAGCGTATGCAAAACCTCTGTGGATTATTGTTGCAATTTGGGTTGCTGTACCAATTTTCTGAGGTGTTAAGTAACCAGCACTTGAGGTTCCCCAAGTAGCGGTTCCGTTCATTACCTCTTCTGTTGGTGCAACAGGGTTAAACTCAGGAACTTGGATGCGTGTACCGCCTTCTCTTGAATCAAGGAAGCTGTTTCTTACAACTGCTCCACTTTTTACAAAAAGACTGCGTTCTTTAATTGCCTCTTGCACGTAGCGAGACAAATTATTTCTTTTTACGATGTCCGCAAGAAGGACACCGCCAGAGTAATTCTGAAACGGGGCTGCCATTTCTAATTAGGAGGATTCTTTAACGAAGTCCAAGTCACAGACTCGGTTGTTAACTCACAGAGCTAACTATGTGGAAGTTCCTGCCTCTTTCTTGAGCACAGCAGCAAGATCAGGTTCGGAACTTTCAAGGATCATTTGCCTTGTTAGGTTAATACTACCTTCTTTCCACGGATTAAGCATACCTGGAGAGACATTTGATGTGGGAGTTGGTTTAGCACCCATACCAGCAGCAGAGCTAGGTTTGAAGTGGTGTTCCCATCCACTACCAGGGTTTTTTAAGTTCCCTATATATGTATTTAAATCTTGTTCAACACCTTTGTTAAGTACAACAACGTCACCGTTATCACTTTTTTTAAGTTTATCTTGAAGAAGAGATAACATTTGTTCTGCATTTACCGCACCAGAATTACTGATAGCTGAAAGTGCCGAAGTTTTAATGTTTGCAGTCTCATTAGAACTTTTTAAGTTCTTTAATTCTTCATTTAAAGTATTTATTTGTATGTCTTTTTCTTGGGCGGTTTTGTTGGCTTCTTCCCATAAGTCTTTCCACTGCCCTTGGTCTTCGAGCTTTTGTTTCCTTTGGTCATCTGCTTTTTTGTAAACATCATCAAGTTTAGTCTTGATGCCTTTAAATTTTTCGCCTTCTTCAGCAATTTTTGCTTCTAAGGCAGATATTTTGCTCTCGTACTCAGCCTTAACACTGTCAAGGTTGGGTGCTTGAGGGATTGCAGTCTCAGCCACGGGCTGTTCAGCAGGAGTCACAGACTCAGGCTGGATGACTTGTTCTTCCATAATTAAGCGTCAGTTTTTTTAGGAGTAGTAGTTTTTGTTGCTTTAGGAGCTGCTGGTGCTGGTGTTGTTTCTGGTGTTGACACAGCTTTTCCAGCATCTAAATCAGTAGCCCGAACACTTGATACGGAAATCCATTTCCCGTCTACAAACTCTACAGAAGGCATGATAAAAATAGTATTTCCTTATTATTCTAGTCTATTAATTGTTTTCAGCTTCGTTTGCGTTAGGTAAAACTTCTCCTTGTACTAAAATATCTCTAAATTCTTCTCTATCTATTACTTGCTGATCAAATAGTGATGTCAAAGCTGTTATATCTTGTCCAATTAGCCTATCAATATCAAAATCACGACTAATTTTAACTTCGGGTGGTTCTAATCCTAAATAATCAGCCGATAAATTAAATGCTTTTTGCATTTTCTGTTCTAAATCTAATGACACCATCGACAACATAGAGTTTGTATCTACACGATCTAAACGTCTTGCATCTGCTGATTCTGCAACAAATTTTTGTTGAGATAACGTACTAATACCAAGGGTTGCCATTTGTAATTGTAACTCTTGTATTTCTGCTGATTGTGCTTCAAATGCACTTGCGGCTGGCTCTACATAGTAGATTTTATTTCCTGGCTGGGTTGCCATTGCATAGTTAACACTAATAGCCGTATCTTTTGTTTGATCATCCCAACCTTCCATTACCAATAAAGGTTGTGAAGCAACGTGCAAACTATGAATTAAATCAGCTTGACGTTGAAAATGAGCTAAATTTAAATACGCAATATCTAATAACGGTGGTTTACTTGTCATCGTGTCTGTTTTTCCTGCATAAACAGTTACTAAAGGTATTTCACCTAACGAAAATTCACCTGATTCAACTAAATCGTAATCTTTTTCATCAGCAGGAGAGTCAAAATTACCTGCAAAACTCTCATCTTGCGTATACATATCCTTTGTTGTCTCTTTTTTTCTATAAATCTTGTATTGACCTGGCTCAATTACCCTGATTTGATCAAAAACTTTTTCTCCAAAATCTCCTTCAGGCACAACAGCTTGTTCTGCAATTCTTACCTGTATTAATTTTCCATAATTAACTTCCCGATCTAACCTCCAACCATAAATATTTGCTGGATCGACTTCAATCCAATACGGTCTACGGTTTTGATTCCTTTCTTCTGCAAGACTTCTTGCTCCCGTTGGAGCAGGAAAATCTACAAGAGTATTACTATGACCATAAGTTAAAGCACAAATTAATAATCTTCTTGCGTATTCATCTAAATCCGATCCACAACCATCAACATCTTTAACAAAAACATCCGTCCAATATGGATCGCCAATAACTGTTATCGGTTTACGAAGAATTAAACCTGTTGCAGCTCGAACTAGTCTTTGCGTATAAGGAGAAAATACAGCACGATTTACTCTTGATAAATATGCGTCATAATCTTCTCTTGGTTCTAATGGTAAAAACGCTTCAGAATTATCTCGTAAGTATTCAGTTCCATTAGTAACAGCTTTCATTATTTCCCACGATTTTGTCATATCTAAAACTGCTCTTGTTTTAGAAAATGGATTATCACCCCCACCTAGATAGGTTTGGCTAACGACATTTGTACGAATTGCTCCTGGTACAGAGTATGTCATCTAACTTTTAAACTTTTAACATTATTGATAGTCTAAACGGTCTTGCTTTATTAGCTCACCATTTCGTTTTATTTGCCCAATATGCAGCACTCATTTTGCCTTTTGCAATATTGGCAGCATGTCTAGCTTTAAATGATCGTCTTCTTGCCTTATCTTTTTCACTTTGTGGGTTTTTTCCTGCTCCACTAACTCCTTGTTGCCCAAAACGTATCAACTTTACTTGATCTCCTTGTTTTGCTAAGACTGCATGAGACTTAGTTGCATGACCAGGTGTTCTTTTGGGTTTGTTATACCCACTAAACTTTTCTTTACCTCTTGTAACTGTCATTTTTTCTTCTTTTTAGCTGTTTTTGCTGCTTTTTTAAAATCTGATGCAGTTGGAGCACCTTTATCTCCAGCTTTTCTCATTTTTTCTCCACTACCAGCCGCAATTCTTTTCTTTTTTGCAGCAATATTGGCATATAAACCTTTTTTCTTTTTTGGCATAAGACTTAATAAATCCTGTACCCAGTTTGACCTAAAGTTTCAGGTTTTGCCAAGTTGAACTGTTGTAAACATAAATACCCGAAAGCATCAAAAGCATGATCAACACCAAGATTTTTATTCGGTAAACCTGTATTTGGTGCATAAGTCAGCGTTCTTAATGACTTTATTAATTCCTTACATCGTGGATGAATATAAGTTCTTCTAATGCTATTTGCATCAAATAAAGCAGTATTAACAGCCGTAATCTTATCTCTTATTTTCCAAGGTGCTTTTGGTGAAGATACGTTAAATCCACTTCGACGCAAAATACTGTGGTCAGTCGCTCCAACACCAGAAGTCTTACGTGCTCCCCCTGTTGGGTCGGGGCAAGCTATTACTCGCCTGTCAATTCCATACCTTCTTGTTACTTCTTCGGCAAAATCCCATGTGGTCGCCCCTCCTGTCATTATGATCTCGTCAAATACATATAAAGTATCGTCTTTCTTTACTGCACAGATCCCTGACATTGGATCTACGTTAAAGTCAACTCCTAACAACAACGGAGCGATACTAATGTCTTTCGCTTCAGTAGAAATATTGTCATCACCAAAACTTACTGCTACTAATCCACTTAAATTTTCAAAACTTGCTTCAAATTCTTGCCTAAATGTTCTCCCGTCTAATTGTGCTCTAGCTGCTTCAATTTCTTCTGCTGGTACATTACCCCCCTCGATTGTTGTATAACACCATCTCATCCAATCTCCCGTTTCATCTTCTTCGCAATAACACCACAAATCATAAAACCAACTAGCTGTTCCATCAGGTGTACTAATAAATAATGTCCACCCCTGTTTATCTGCTAACGCTGGACGTATTACCTCGAACCAAACACCAGCATCCATAAATGCGGCTTCGTCTAAAACAACTCCAGCTAAACTTCGACCTCTTAATGCCATCGCATTTTCTGTTCCTTTTAATTCGATGACTGAATCATTGATTAGTTCAATCTTGAGGTCTGATTCGTTTTTAGATTTGACCCATATCTGTGGCACTAGCTTCTTTAAAGTCTTCCATGCAATATCTTTTGCCATCCGATAAGTCGGAGCACAATAGAAATATGTTTCACCTGGCCGTTCAATAGCTGCTCTTAATAATTCAACACAACTTAAATAACTTTTGCCGAATCTTCGCCCTGCAACTAAGACTCTAAACCTTTTTCGACTGCTAAATACTTGCCCCTGCGTCCATCTTAAATCTAAATTTTGCTTGTTTTTTACTGCCATACTCTAATACTAATACTTTTCTTTTGTACCATAACCCCCCTTGACTCGACTATTTCTCTGTTTAAAAGCTATTATCTTTATATCAATAGTTATTCCGTGATTAACTGTGACCGATTCGGCAGCTAAATTCGACCCTGAATATTTTGAAGGTTATATCGTTCCAGATGCAGACAAAGTGGGTAAGGCTGGTAAAAGGAGTGCAATTTTAAAGGATCAACGGATTCAAAGGCTTTATAAAAGACAATTAGAAGGTCTTCCTGTTAGGCAGTTGGTTTTAGATCATGCAGCGAAAGAACAGGTTGCTTTGAATACAGCATGGCAAGATTGGAAGGCTGTTAGAGAATGGAGTAACAAGGATTGGGAATTTGATAAAGAAGACCTCATCCCCCGCCTCCAGCATTTAAGAATTAATCTCTTCTATCGGGCAGTTAAAAAAGGTCAACTTCAAACTGCTGCTCAAATATTGGACTCATTAGGCAAGGTTGTTGGCGAATCTGTAGAAACAATCAACCTTAATGCACCTGAACTTAATATCAGAATTGAAGATAAGAAATAATATTCTATTGATGTAAAGAATAGTTCTTTTTTCGGATAATATTGTAGGTTCAGGGGGCCATGCTTGAGCCGTCAGGATTCGCAACGCCTACCCCTAGTAGTCGTTGTTATATTTATAAACTACTACTCTAAAAAAGTAGACGTATGCTTTAAATATGGCGACTAAATATCTTCTCTAGAAAAATATTTTATAAAAAATATTAATTAAATATATTTATGTTTTACTAATTGTTTTTATTACGATAATACTTTATAATTAGTAGTATGTATATCTTAGTTTGATCTAATTTTTGATGATCTTTAATTCTCCTAACTCGAATAGATGCAGCGAGAATCTAAAATCAATCTTTTTAGTCTCACTAATCTATATACACTTAAAAACTATCTTCCTAGCTATTGCTAGCGACTCTAACAAATGCCAGAAAGTTTAACTATTCCTATTAGGTGGGGAGATCTAACACCAGCACAACAGATTCAATTCGTTAATACCATCAACTGTGTTGCAAGGTGGTCTATGTCTTATGAGATAGAAGAGCAAAAGGATAGAAGAGAATCTATCAAAAGAGAACTTAGAATCTTATCTAATTTATTAGAAGAAAGACCAGTAAAACAAATTTACACTAATTGAACCAATGGTAAATCTATATAAATTTCCTTTATCTGTTCTACTGGAAACAATGCCAGAAAAAAGAAAGCAGATTCTAGACACTATTCAAAAAGACCACCTTACAAAACTTTTAAAAAATGGCCACTAAAACCGCTCCAAAAACAAAAGAAAAAACTATCAAGATCTCTGCGGAGGAGATCTTGACAAACGATTTAATTAGTTTTTTTGAAAAGGGACTAACTTTCAAAAAAGATTGGGAGGACTCGACTCAAGGAAAAGTTCTCAACTGTAAAACCTCAGAAGAATATAACGGTAGCAACATTGTCTTATTGATGATGCATCAAATACTTAATGGTCATCCTCACAGCATCTACTGTGGATTTGGTCAGGGTAAAGCTTTAAAACTTAAGTTAAAAAAGGGTAGTAAATCAGCACGTATTTTAATGCCAATTCTCCACAGTGAGGATAAATTAGACCCTGAGACAAAAAAGCCAGTATTAGACCTTTTAGGCGCTCCAGTACAAAACAAGTGGACTACTTTTAAGACTGCTTGTGTATTTAATATCAGTCAATTCGAGGAATCAGAAGAAAAGCAAAAAATATTAGATAAGTTTGTATCTGCACCAGGGGCAACAGTTCAAAAGTTTAAGGATCATAAGCCAACAGAAAAATTAATTAATTCTTATATAAAAAGAGAATCGATAGAAGTTTTTTTTGGTGGTAACTCTGCTTTTTATACTCCTAGTGCTGACACTGTCACAATGCCAGAAAAGGAACAGTTCACAAGTCGTTGTGGATTTTACGGAACCTATCTACACGAATTAATACATTCAACAGGGTCAGCGAATCCTATGAGATTAAACCGACCAACTTTAACCGCACCAAATACAGACAGAAAATCATACTGTCTAGAGGAACTGATTACAGAATTGGCCGCAATTAATTTATGTCATGAGTTAAAGATAAGCACTATTGATAAGATACAAAACTCAGCAGCATATTTGGAATCGTGGGTTAAGACACTTAAAGCAGATAAAAAAATATTATTTAAGTTATTAACACAGTCAAATAAAGCTATCAAATATTTAAAAGGAGATATCAAAAAATGAAAAATAAATCATTACTAGGAATAAAAAGAGGAAGTGCCAAACTTCCTCTTAATATTGCAATTGGCCCTAATCTAATTAGTGGGCATTCTTGCCCATATGCTCACGAATGTAAAACAAAAGTAATTCAAAAGGACGGTCGGAGACAATTGCAAACTTTTGAAAGTACAAAGTTCCTTTGTTATAGTGCCTTATCTGAATTGCAATATAAAAATACTTTTGATGCAAGATGGGCTAATTATCGATTGATAATGAAAGCGATGAAAGCAAAAAATGGAAGTTTAGAAAAACTTTTATTAGATAGCTTTAACGCTAATCGATCCAGTAAGACAGAATACTGGCGTTATCATGAATCGGGAGATATTTTTCATATTGATTATTTAACTGCAATAAATAATGTAGCTAATCATTTATTAAGTGAAAATATTATTACTTATTTATATACCAAATCTTTACCATTATTTGAGGATTTTAAACTCAGTAAAGGTTTAAGAGTTACGGCAAGTCTAGGCGGTTTATATGACGAATATGCAAGCTTATTTGATAAAAAGTGTAGGGTTATTTATTTACCTAGTGATGCCAATGGTCAACCGATTGATCATAATGATTGGCATGCTTACAGTGATTTTAAAGGTATTTTCTGTCACTTAGTACACGGTAATCAAAAGGGAT